TGCATTCAACGAGATGGCATTCTCGATCGAGAAAGTCACCGTTACTGCAAAGTCCAGAGCACTCAAGGCTGAGTACTCACTAGAGCTTGCACAAGACCTCAAGGCAATCCATGGTCTGAATGCTGAGGCTGAGTTGGCAAATATTCTCTCAACAGAGATTCTTGCTGAAATCAACCGTGAAGTTATCAGAACCATCTACAAGATTGCTGAGCAGGGTGCAACTCTAAACACAGCAACTTCAGGTGTATTTGACCTAGACGTTGACTCCAACGGTCGTTGGTCAGTTGAGAAGTTCAAGGGTCTTATCTTCCAAATCGAGCGTGATGCAAACCAGATTGCACAAAGAACTCGTAGAGGAAAGGGCAACATGATTCTCTGCTCAGCAGATGTTGCTTCAGCACTCACCCACGCAGGACTTCTTGACTACACCCCTGCACTTAATGCAAACCTTAACGTTGATGACACTGGCAACACCTTCGCAGGTGTTCTCAATGGTCGTTATAAGGTTTACATCGACCCATATGCAGCAAACAACAGTGCTAACCAGTACTACGTTGTTGGTTATAAGGGTTCTTCACCTTATGATGCAGGTCTCTTCTACTGCCCATATGTACCTCTCCAGATGGTACGTGCAGTTGGTGAGAACAGCTTCCAGCCAAAAATCGGATTTAAGACTCGTTATGGTATCGTTGCAAACCCATTTGCTGAAGGTACTAATGCTGGTCTTGGTCGTCTTGAGGCAAACAGCAACCGTTACTACAGAAGAGTACGTGTTGACAACCTAATGTGATCCATCACTAGGTTTTTTGAGAGGGTCTTCGGACCCTCTTTTTTTATGCAAATAAATAATAATATAAAAATTGATTGTTATTTTAATAATGGAAACAAGAACTCCACTACAAAAACAACTGTCAAATAGAAATAATCTTTCCCCAACTGGGTTTAAATTTTCTTTGGCAAAATATCCAAAAATAGATTTTTTTTCAAATACTGCAGTAATTCCAGAAATTAATTTGGGTGTAGCAGTCCAACCAACATATCTCAAAGATATTCCAATTCCTGGAGATAAAATATCTTTTGGTGATTTTTCTCTTACATTTATGGTAAATGAAGATATGGAAAATTACCTTTTAGTTTATAATTGGATAAGAGGATTTGGTTATCCAGAAAGTGCGGAAGAATATCAACAATTATTAAACTCTGACGAGAATTCAAAAGGAAAGCAAACAGCAATATCGGGAATGTCGGATGGTTCTCTTCTAATATACAATAGCAGTTATAATCCAATTGCAAAAGTTGTATTTAAGGATATGTTCCCAACTTCACTTTCGTCATTAGATTTTGATGCAAAAAGCACTGATGTAAATTATCTAAGTGCTCAAGTTAATTTTAAATATACGATATACAATATTGAAAGAATTTAACATTTTTTATTATTATTATGAACATTGAAGAAATACAATCTCTTTGGGAACTGGATTCGAAAATAGATCCAGATAATTTGCATAATGAATCTTTGAAAATTCCATCACTACATTCAAAATATTATAATATCTACAATAATATTCTCCTTTTAAAGAAAATGGAGGAGAATAAATATAAAATTTTAAAAAAAGAAAAATGGTTATATTACTCTGGAAAAGCAGACCCAGATGTATATAAAGATGATCCATTTGATCATAAAGTGTTAAAACCAGATATCGATAAGTACATGGATGCTGATACTGATATTATTAAATCAGTATCAAAAATTGAGTATTATCAAACTATGTTAAATTTTTTAGATAGTATTTTAAAAACAATTTTAAACAGGACTTATCAAATTAAGAATGCAATAGAATACATGAGGTTTACTGCTGGATATGGATGATATTATTATTCAAAAAAAGAACGAAGTTTATTTAAAATTACAGGCGGAACCTCACATATTTCAAGAGTTGTCTGAATATTTTACTTTTGAGGTTCCCGGATCTAAATTCATGCCCCAATATAGAAGCAAATATTGGGATGGAAAAATACGTTTATTTTCTACTCATACTGGAGAAATATATGTAGGTTTGCTCGACAAAATAGTTTCTTGGGCAAAAAAGTTTGATTATTCTGTCAAATTTAAAGATAATAAATTTTATGGAACACCACTAGAAGAGAATGAACTAGTCTCTCATGAGGGAATTAAGGAATACATGACTCGTATTTCCAAACACAAACCAAGAGATTATCAAATAAATGCAGTTTATGATGCATTAAAATACAACAGAAAACTTTTAATTTCCCCAACTGCATCAGGAAAATCTTTAATGATCTATTCTGTAGTTAGATATTTTACAGAAAAAGATAACAAAATTCTTTTGGTAGTACCAACAACATCTTTAGTTGAACAGATGTATAAAGATTTTAAAGATTATGGTTGGGATGCAGAATATCATTGTCATAAAATATATTCAGGGAGAGAAAAAAATACTAATAAGAATGTAGTTATAACAACTTGGCAATCAATTTATAATTTACCTAGGAGTTTTTTTGCCGACTTTAATGTAATTATTGGTGATGAAGCTCATTTATTTAAATCAAAATCTTTGGTTAATATTATGACTAAGTGTGATAATGCTAAGTATAGATTTGGATTTACGGGAACTTTAGATGGATCACAAACTCATAAATGGGTATTAGAAGGATTATTTGGTCCATCTTATAAAGTAACTCAAACAAAAGAACTTATAGAGAAAGGGCATTTATCAAAATTACAAATAAAAATATTACTCCTAAAACACAATGAGCATCAATTTAATGAATATGAGGATGAAATTCAATATTTAATTACCCACAATAAAAGAAATAATTTCATTAAAAATTTAGCATTAGATCTAAAAGGAAACACTTTAGTTCTTTTCAATAGAGTTGAATCTCATGGTCTTCCATTATACGAACTCATAAATAATTCAGCAAAAGAAAATAGAAAAATATTTTTTGTTCATGGTGGAGTTGATGTTGAACAAAGGGAAAAAGTTAGAGAAATTACTGAAAAAGAAAATAACGCAATTATTGTTGCATCCTACGGAACATTTTCTACAGGAATTAATATTAAAAATTTACATAATGTTATTTTTGCTTCACCTTCAAAGTCTAGAGTCCGTAATCTCCAATCAATTGGGAGAATTTTAAGAAAGGGTGAAAATAAAACAGAAGCAGTTCTTTATGATATATCTGATGACTGTACTTATAAGTCAAGAAAAAATTATACTTTAAACCATTTAATTGAAAGAATAAAAATTTACAACGAAGAAAAATTTAATTATGAAATAATACAAATAAATTTTAAATAATTATGGAAGAAGAATTTTACGCAATTATAAAATTAGTTTCTGGTGAAGAAGTATTTGCTAAGGTTTGCCCATGCGAAGAAAATAATAAAACTATTTTAATATTAGATAATCCAGTCACTATAGAAATAATGCAACTTCAGCAAGTTGGAGTGACAGCATTAAAATTAAATCCATGGATAACTTTTTCAGATGAATCAATGTTTATTATTGATTTTGATAAAATTATTACTATATCTGAAGTTAATGATAAAAATATGTTAAAATTATATAATAAATTTTTAGCAACTAGATCTAAATCAATTAACAAAACAAAGTTATCCAAAAGAATGGGGTATTTATCCACAATAGCAGATGCAAGAATAACCTTAGAAAAAATATATAATCAAGATAACTAAAGTACCATAATAGTCATCAACCCTGACAGAGTTATTTTATTGTAAACATGGGGTATTTGTCAAATCCATCATACTTGTCAGTATTACGTTTTAAGTGATATAATAGATTATTATAAATCTTAAATAGTAAGAAAATTAAAAATTTAATGAATAAAGAAAAGAAAAACCCTCATTATGTCAACAATAAAGAATTTCATGAAGCTTTGGTGCAGCATAAGATAAAAGTTGATAATGCTAAGTCTAAAGGATTGGCACCACCAATGATTTCAAATTATCTTGGAGATTGTTTCTTGAAGATTGCTACTCATCTATCATATCGTCCAAATTTTGTAAACTATATGTTTAGAGAGGATATGATAAGTGATGGGGTAGAAAACTGTGTTCATTATATTAATAATTTTGATGTAGAAAGAACAAATCCATTTGCTTACTTTACACAGATTGTTTATTATGCTTTTCTCCGTAGAATTCATAAAGAGAAAAAGCAAATGGAGATTAAAGAAAAGATTATTGAACGTAGTGGATATGATGAAGTATTCACTGTTGATGGAGATGGATTCAATTCTTCTGATTATAATACCATTAAAGACAATATCCAAATTAAACTTTATCAATGAAAATTGCTTTAATCACTGACACGCACTATAACTTTAAAAAAGCAAGCAAAGTTTTTCATGAGTATTTTGCAAAATTTTATAATGATATATTTTTTCCTTATCTAGAGGAAAATGATATAAAAACTGTTATTCATCTTGGGGATGCATTTGACAATCGCAAAGGCATTGATTATTGGGCTCTAAAGTGGGCAAAGGAAAATGTTTATGATAAGATAGAGTCCCTTGGAATTGAGTTGTATTCAATCGTTGGGAATCACGATACTTATTTTAAAAATACAAACTTAGTCAATTCAAATGAGACTCTTCTGGGAGAATATCAGAATATAGTAAAAATATCTTCACCAAAAGAATTTACTATTGGTGGAACTAGATTGGCATTCATTCCATGGATATGTAAGGATAATCAGAACGAAGTTTTTGATTTTATAGAAAACACTCAGGCAAAGGTTGCTTTTGGGCACTTTGAATTGAGTGGATTCATTGTTTTTCCTGGACAGTATCAAAAGAATGGATTAGATAAATCAATCCTCCAAAAATTTGATAAAGTATATTCTGGTCATTATCATACTCCAAGTGATGATGGAAAAATATTTTATATTGGAAATCCATATCAAATGTTTTGGAATGATTTAAATGACAAGAGGGGATTCACTATATTTGATACTGAAACTTTAGAAACGGAATTTATTGAGAATCCTTATACTATTTTTGAAAGAGTGTATTATGAGGATAGTGATTACAAGAAATTAGATACTGAAATATTAAATGGAAAAATCGTAAAGGTAGTTGTTAGGAAAAAAACTGATATTAAAAACTTTGAAAAATTTATTGATAAGATTTCGAATTCTAATATTGTTGAGTTAAAAATTATTGAAAATCTTGATATCTATGATGAAGATGTTGAATATAGTGAAGAAGAATTTGAGGACACCTTAAAGATTCTGAATAAATACATTGA